TCACGGGGTTTGGTGGCAATCAAGGGCCGTGATTACGTTGGTTGAAGCGTGCTTGAAACTCCATTTCATAAGGGCTGCAACAAGCCTGAAATGCTCATCCACGTACCCAACATGATAGGCCGTCGACTCGCTTATTTGGAAGTTATAGTTCTCCTCGAGACAAGGCTCATCTCGAGGTACGTGGTTATTATCGGTGGCCGCGTCACCGTCTTCCAGCTTCGTTATTACAATGCTTTCGTCTGCCCTAGTCACGTGAAGCATAGGGTATAGACTTAGCGAATTGGTGCCGGTCATCACGGTCTCATATGTGTTGTATGTGTACCGAGGAACATCAGGTACCTCTATCGAGTCGGGCGTGGCCGGCGGGTCCCGCGTTATTATAAAAGCGGCGCCAAATACAGAGGATGTAACGCCCGGCGTGTTGGTGATTGAAGCGAACCGAGGGTAGGCGTCTAAAACGCCAACGTTTGACTGCGCGGTGCAATGACAATATATGTTATCTCCAACCTCTAGAACAAACCGGTTCATATTGAGCTCGTTCTGGCGCCGCTCGACCCATTTTACCGTAGCGGTTGCCGGGCGCAGGACGGACCAGACCGAGGAGGTGTACACCCGCGTCCAGTACGACGCCGATAGTGGCACATTGCGGTACGTGTCGGACCAGAATATGGGATCGATTCCCTGCGCTTCGTCGCAGTCGTACATGACGCTCTCTTTTAGCCACTTATCTCCCATCCTTTCTATGGTGTCCACGCGGTAGTAATCAGTAATACAACTCAGGTTCGTTTCAAGACAGGTATCGTCCGCTAAATTTATCGACTCCTCTATGCTAAAAAAGTCCATTTTGGTTTTTTCGACGGTCTTTATGCTGAAGAACGCCACATTCCCAATCTGCACCGTGTCCGGATCATAATCGTAGGCGCCATTTGTTGAAATGGGCATCAATATGGGGGGAGATGTGTAGTGGCCAATTTCGCCGCTGGTCGTGATGACAGGGAACGTGGGCGGCTCACACTCACCCCCATAATCGGGAAATTTAAACTCGGTGTCCTCTTTAAAAAAATAACGGTTGGTCCAGTCGAGCGGCACCCAGCCTGACACGGCGCGGCCGGTAATTCCCGCCTGATTATTTTTGGTGTAGGCCATCCTCTCCAGGGCGCGGCGCAGGCCGTCCGGGCCGTAGTCGCCTTCACGCGCCGCGAGCATCGCGTTTGTGACGGTAAAAACGACCGGTGTTGCCCCGGAAACAACCGCCGAATAATAGGGCGTGCCCAGGTAATTAATGCTCAGCTGCCACCCGTTGCTAACCCCGGCGCTGGTCCATGAAATTTTATCGGTAGGGCTACCGCTTGAAAGGTTCATAATTGCAGGAGTGAAAACGAGTCTTTGAGTCTCCACCTGGCTCAGCCCCGTTCCCGGCTCGAGATGCCTCGCAGGGGAGTATGTAAAGTAGTCGTTCGTGTTCGCGGCCGGCATTGGCATGGCCACTATCTCGGACGTTAAATTCGTGGTCCTCCACCCGAACACATTTACGTCGACCAGGTTTGTCGTCGCCTCCCACGGCAGATCGGCGCAGGCCAGCATTTGTGTGCGGCCGCCGGCGACGACTTGCACGACGTCGGCCATCGGTATCCAGCGGTTCGTTTCGAGGCCGCAATTAAATACGGCCACAGAGTTCGGTGTGTGCCATTGCCACTCATCCTCACGCGGGTAGTAATAGTATGGTATCAGCTGCCGCACGTACTCCTTCAGAACAGCCAAATCGAGCGGGCGAAATAGGCCGCTGTATTTACGGTATGCTCCGCCATAATTCGCGGAGTCCGAGAACGTCGCGGAAAGGTCCAGCGCTCCTCCATGCGCCGATGCATAGCGCTGCGCGCCGACACCGTTGATTATTATCGACTGGTTGGGCTCGACGCCATAGCTCGCGTACACGGCGGCACACCGCTCCGCCGTCGCCTCCCACAGTTCGTAGAGTTGAGCCTCCGCTCTGGTCATGGCCACCTGCTGGGTAACCTGCGACGCCGTCGCGAACCAATCAAATGAATACGCCAGTTCATCGACGCAGATAACGACGCCCGTACTGGCCCATGAGCCGAGCAGATTGGTGTTAATCGGCACCGAAGAATAAAGGTCCTCGAAAATAAAATCATTGTCAGGTACCGCCGGCAACCGGAAGTCGGGAAACGGCAGCAAATGCGTGGGGCCGTAAAAATGCCGGAACATAAAATCCGGGCACGATTGATATTCGTTGTCCCCGGTAATATCCCACTCGAACTCGACGACGCGAACATACATTCTGTTGGTCGCGACGATCTCGCTCATCGATCCGTTCGTGGACCATACCAGCGGCGTGAACGCACAGACCGCGTTAGTAATAATTAATTGTGCCAGGACTATTATTTTTTTCATACCACCACTCTCCGTCTGGAAATGGAACCGGCATCGGCCCCGGTTCTTCGTTTGATACGCCGGTGCGCGTTTTTAGTCGCACAAATGGGTAAGCTGGTTCTGACTCGGCGCTATGCACAATCTGTCCTTTGTAGACGACGATGCCGTTCCAGCGGCCGGACGCGCCTGAATCGGCCGATGTTGCGTTTTGAACTGGAGCGATTCCGTCGACCTCCACGTCTCTGCCGGCGCCGGCGTCCTCGGATGTACGCTCGACGGCACTTTGAGACCAGGGCCGCAGCCGGTTCGCTCTCAGCAGCTCCTGGTAGTCCTGCATCGTGAGGTGCGCGGCGAAACCAAAATCGATCGTGGTCATGCCGGCGTCGATATTGTCGGTCACCGACTGCACCATCGCTGCCATGGTTGCCCATGCCGTTTCACCGTCGGATAAATTAAGCTTGAGCCCCGGCCGGTGCGTGCCTGGGCACTCCGCCGCGAGCAGTATAACGGACCCCTGATGGTTAAGCGCGCCCAGCGCACCGTAGAGGCGCTCAGCCAGGCCGGTGGGTATGGGCTCGGCATATTCTTCGACCGTGTTCTTGCGGTACGTTTTATTAAAGCAATCGGTGGCCACGGTATTGGTCGTGAATATCTTCCCGGTGATGGTCCTGGCGACGTCGTCCACCGTCTGCGTGTAATTTATCGTCATGGTTACCGTGCACCGCTCGGCCTCCTTGCCGTCGGCGCGCATCCAATCGGTCACCATGCCCTCGAGCAGCTCGCGCTCGAATTCCGACGTATTGACCACATCGCCGACGATCGAGATAGCGCTGATCGATGCATCGGCCAGCCATTTGTTCTTTTCTTTGAGCCAGACGATCCAGTCCGGGTTATTGTCCGGAAACTCTTCGACCTTGATTTTCTGCCGCTGCGAGCTCATACGCGACCCGGCCAGCTCCACCGTGAGTATCAGCGCGCCGGGCTGCAGCGTTTCCGCTTCCGTCGGGTACCGGTCCTCGATGATGTTCCGGTAGCTGTTGTCGTCGATCGTGTGGATCTGCTCGTACTTGACCGAAACGACCGGCACTTGCATATCAGGCCGCGGCGTCACGTCATAATCGTGGACGCCGCCCGTGATCATGTTGATCGTCGCGGACGACTGGGCCGACTTCGGCCGTATGTGAATCGTCGGCGGCGTCGTAGTGTAGTCCACCCAGCTCGCCGCATCCGGCGCCCAGCGCAGCAGTGTGCGCAAGCACTCCCCGCACAGACAGTCGAGCGCCTCTGTGTAGGGGAAATATCCCGGCACGTCGATCGTGCCGATCTGCAGGTCCACGCCGGCGCTGATGGCGTAAGCAATAATTTCCGTCATCGCCTGCGCGATCGTCTGCCTCGTTCCGTTCGCGGCCTGCCCGAGTATACACCGGCTCTTGTACTGCTCGATGACCGTCTCGGTGACCGCATCCCACATCAGCCAGGTCTGTTGAAACACGGTGCGGTCTAGCTCGTGCCAGGCATTAAGCGCCTGAAACTCCCGCCCTTCGAGGCGTCCGCTGCCGGCAGTTCGTGGCGTGTTTGTTTTCCCGACGAACCAGACTGTGGAATCTTTTTTAAGCGTGACGACATCGCCGTACTCAAACGACGGCGCGTCGGTGAAATCCTCGGAGAGCGAAAAGGAAAGACTGTCCGGAGCGAATGATTTTCGAACGCGGGTAAGCCGCGTCCCTTTCAGGTTCTTGACCTCGACATCGTTGATTTTCCAAGTGGCCACTAGCGGACCCCGCTGTACTTGAACTGCGCATTGATCTGGTCGAGCTCCTTCCGAAATTGTTTCATCTGCGCATCGCGGCCGCGGAATTGAGCGCCGACCTCTTTGAACTCGTCGATCACTGCCTGCAGCGCCTCGGCGATCGCCGCATCCGTGCGTGAGGTATCCTGAGCGATTTTATATGCTTCCATCACCAGGTCTTTCCCACGTGCGACCGCGGCCCGACCTTCATCGCCACCGGCGACCGTCTGCCCATACTTGTTCTTTCCGCCGGTTACGACACTGCCGGCCGCATCGGCCGCCATTTCATCGGGAGTGCGAGCCGCGTCCTTCTTTTCCTTTTCCTTCTGCTGCTCATTTTTCCGTGCGGCTTCAGCACGCCGCACCTGGGCAGATGTTGTTACTTCCGTCGCGGCCTGCTGAGTGCCCCTCACCGTTCGATTGGCGGCCTCTTCCTCCGCGACTTCATTCGCTTTATCTCTCGCGGCCTTGGCCGCTTCCTCTGCAACCGATCGTGCTACGGCTGCGGCGGCCTCTGCCTTCTTGGCCTCCGTAATACGCTCCGTTGTGTTGAGCTCGTCGTGCATGTACCCGCTTTGGTATTCCTCGGGCACGTCGCGGGTTTCCATATCAATATCGTGGATCGCTTTCGTCGCCGCGAAGAGAGCCGCGTTGGCTTCCTGCAGGCGACTCTCGGCGGCACGTGCGGCCTGCTCCGTTTCCTCTATCCGCCTCCGGCTGGCCGCCTCCTGCTCGCCGTACTTCATGTCCTCGTATTTTCGCTTTGTCTCTGCAGAGGCTTTTTCTTTTTCCGCCGGCGTCATATCGCTGGCGTCGATTTCCGCCAGCTTGAGCGCGAGCCTGGCATCGAGCAGCTTCATTTGCCGCGCGAGCAGTTTGTCGATGGTCGCGATGGCTTTGTCAACCTCGTCGCCATAATCCTTCATCTGCTGGCGGGCGTGTTCCATCGAGGCTTTGGCCGCCTCCTCCATATGCTCGGCGAGCGTCTTGGTTTCGCCTGCGGCTTTGCCGGCTGCCGCGCCGGATTTTTCCAGCTCATCGGTCTGGCTGCGAAACGCCGCCACGGCGCTAAGGACCAGCGACACGACCGCGCCCAGTATAGCGATGATCACACCCCAGCCGGACGCCACAAACGCGCGTGACGCCGCGGCCGCCTGCAGCGTCGCCGATGCCAGCATGCGCATGCCGGCGGCGGTGCCGGTGATCGCCCCTTGTCCGCCGCGCAGCACTGCGGTAATGAGCCGCCCGCCCGCGGCGACCTTGTCCAGGCCGCCCGAGGCCGACCCGGCCGCATCGTTGACGTTCTTTATCTCGTCAACCGCCTGCTGCCCGCCGTCGCCCTCCTTCTTGGTGCGGAATAATATTTCAAAGAGTTTGCTCATTTATGGCGTCCGGGTGAACGTTTTCACTGCACACCCCATCTTTGTTTGACTATATAAATTATTTTATACTGGTCTGCTAAGCTCGGCGCTGGCTGCCACAGTGCGACTTCGCCCACATCGGCAAATGCTCTAGTTGTCACGTCCGGGAAAATCTCCCCTAGCCTATATCCCGCATTCCACCCGATGCCCGCATTAATTACGCTGTTTGTATCCGTTGCCCCGTTAGCCCGAAGTACCACATCAGAAAACGATGAAAATGCCGCCGAAACAACTGTCGGCGCGGCATTCGTCACATCAACAGGAAATAATATATATTGGAGATTGTTTGTACTAGAACCTGTATCCCGGTGAGCTATTACAGTTGCGTTGTTTTCCTGCACAAGGCCCGCCGACCGAGTGGCGAAGCGCCATGAATTACTCCGGTCGTTGCCACCCGGCACGCCACACTGCAAAATTGATCCCGACCAATGAATCCCGCTGTGTTTCGGCATTGTTGTTTTTATGACTGCTACGGCGAAAAATGACTGAGTTGCGTGAGGTAAATATGCGTAGCTCATCCAGTTTGTTCTATTGAATCTAAGCACAGACATTCCGTTGATGCCGTTAGTTATGTAGGTTGGGCAGTTGGCGCTGTTTGTTTGCGTCGCGTTGCGCTGCCAAATGCTGTAATCAAGATTATTCGCTACCACTCCGGCGTTGGTGTGTCCCGTTATCAAGTCGTGTCGATGCCAGAGCTGCAGTCCCTCTATTTGATTAATATCAAAGGCCGCCTGCCACAAATCCTCAAACGCGTCCGGCGGAAGCTCGGCGCGCGAAATAATGCCGGTGAGCAGCAGGAATATTATTGGGAGCCTTATCACAGCGATGACGCCTCCCATGCCGAGCGAAATGCGCGGGATCGGAACAAAATGTTTTTTACGTCATTCGTGGGTATCGCGATCGTTCCTGTGCCGCTCACGTTCGTCACGCTGAACGTGATCGGCCAAGAACCTGCGTTGAGGTGGAAGCTGATTCCGTTAACCTGGCTGGTGAGCGCGGAGGCGATTGCGATCGTCGTCGCACCCGTGGCCCAGTACGCCTGGTGGTAGCCGTTGCTCGGGTGCAGTACAATATTGGTGGCAGGCGGGATCGTGTGAAAATCATTCGCGCCGGTGAACCTATTGCGAAATTTCGGTCGCACGATGATGAACTCGCCGTTGGTCGTCACGGTCGTCTCGGGGAAAAAGTCCGGCTCAAACTCGATGATGTTGCAGATTTGCGTCACGACGACGGAGCCGGAGATAAACGATACGCGGGTAATCGCGCCGGACACCACGGCGATTGATACAAGTTGCGTGGCATCGCTGCGCGTGATGGGCGCATTCGGAGACATATCGCCGCTTGGCACATAGACATGATCGGCTGCACTAAAGTCAATCGTTCCGGTGGCTGCGCCTCCGCGGTTGACCACCGCCTGCAGCGTGTCTGCCTCGGAGGTCAGATAACCTACAAGCGCGTGATCTCCCCAGGCGTGCGCCTCCAGCGCCGCGGCGATGCCGTTGGTTGCGTATGGGGATAGATTGATAATCGGCTCAGGCCCGCCGGAGCTCGTGACTTGCATCAGGTTCGTGTTGCCCGATAAAATATTGGTAATCGTTCCGGCTCCGCCGCCGCCGGTAATGCCATCGAGGTTTGAGCCGTTACCAAAGATCGGCAAATGAAACGCGATCTGCCCGCCGCCCTCAATATCGTTTGTCGAGACGGCCAGGACGCGATAGTACAGCGCACTGGTTATCGAATATGTCAGCGTATACGTGCCGTTGAAAAGGTCCGGCCAGGTTGACTCATAGTCGTTGGTCGATGATTCCGCCCAGGTGTTCAGATCGCTTGATTCCTCCAGGTACGGCCGGAAAAGCGACGAGGCCGCCACGACCACAGCCTGCGTTCCATCGGAATATTGAAACGCCACGATCCGCGGCTCGACAATCCCGCCGCCGGTAATTTCAACGGCCCGTGTGCCCGCAAAGTCAAATCGAATGGTTTCATTCGTCTGGTAAATCTCCCAAAATTGTCCGGGCCGGAGTTTCTTGTAATTCAAATCCGCGCCCACAAGAGACGGCGTGATGTTGTTTATCCCTGCCAGCAGCGCATTGTAAGCATTACGGAGCGCCTGCGCATTGACTACCTGCCTGACCGGTGCGTCATCCGTTGGCGTATCCACAAGAATAATTTGAGCAACCGTATCGTTTGTGAACAGATACCGATCGGTCTCTGTAAATCGCGAACGGGCAATGCCAACTATTTCCAGCACATCCGGCCGCCCGAGCGGGTCAGGAGTCTCATACCCCAGATACTGCACCCTCACATGGTTCGGCAGAAGATTATTGACCGGCATAATGTTCACGCCATTGGCGATAGGAAATACATTGCTCCCCGTCCAGGTTATGGTACGCAAGTCCTGTGCATCTCCCTCGGCGTACACGGTTGATATGGCAATATTCCCAACCCCCAGGGTATTCTGCACCAGCAGCTCGATATAGGCCGTGTTGTCCGGATTATGGATGGAAAAAAAGTCGTGGAAATAAACGCTCTCGCCCGGCTCAAGGGAGAGAATGTCCGTGATGTTGGTTGAAGACGAATCCGATCCCCACCCGTAGATTGTTACATCCATCTGCCAGTTGGTGGAGGATCCGGCCGGCGCCGGATCGAGCGGCCACACTTCACGCAGCCGCTCCTCCGTTTCGTTCTTGAGCAGCGCCGCGGCCCGCAATTCATCCAGCTCGCCGGTGTAGGCAAGCGTGTCTGCCACTTCACCGGCAAATATCGTTTCAGAAATAACGGTTAGTCTCTCACGCGGGCCTGCCACGCTGTTATATTTCAGCCTAATTGTTCCGACATCGTCTTCATTCAGCATTCGCTGAAATATAATTTCCTTGCTGGCTGTCCCGTGATTAGGCTGCATGATAATGCCGGCCGGATTTGAGCCGCCCATAATCAGCGGCCCGGTCATCGGCTCGGACCCATCGAGCGGAAGAAAGCGAGCGAGATCCGTCAGCCTGGCGACCACGCCGGGGTTCACACCCAGCGGAATATCAGCGCCATTCCCCACGACCGTCTCATCGGTGTTGGTCACCGATCCACCGCCCGACGGCAAATTGCCGAGCGCCTCTACGACCCAGTTGCTGTCCGCTTTCGTGGCGAGGCCGGCGGTCACCTCGGCGACCCATTGCGTGTCCAGCGATGTCAGGCCCAGCGCATCGAGGATGCGCACGCGCTCGATTGTCCAAAGATTCGTGTGCGTCCTCAGTCCGGTCTGGTCCGCCTGTATCGCCGACGGGCGGATCGGCGGCTGTGCATGACCGGTGCCGGCCGCGAAAACGATGAGCGGCAACATAATCAAAAATTTTTTCATACGGGGTCTCCCCATGTATCTGTTGGTACGCCATCGACCATGACCGGAAGTTTCGGACGCCATCGTTGATCCTCCTGAAAAAAAGCCTCCCAGGCGCCATTGCGAAGGCGCCAGGTGTCGCCGGTCGGGTTGACGACTATGGGGCCGGGCAGGCCGTTGCCGTTTCCGTCCTCGACAAAAATAATCGGGCCGCCGCCGAAGGTTATTTTATTGCCGGCATCTGTGACGCCGCTGACTACAAGCCAAAACGCCCGCTCGCGGCCGTTGAGGACGATGTTGGTGTCCTCGGCCTCGAATTCCACGGCGGCGTGCTGATCCGCGCCGGCGTTCCACTGCTCCATGGTCATTTCATCGTCAATGTCTTCGGCGAGCACCTCCTTCTCCAGAAACGGCAGCCCGGTCCGGCTCGCGTCAAACATCTCAATTTTAAGCGTGGCCAGGTTCGACGGCGTGACCAATTCGTTCATGTAGAACAGGCCCATCTCCACGCGCAGATCGTTGCCTCGCCACACCCGCGGCGTCTCGCCGGTCAGCGCATCGATGACGCCGTAATGTGTGCCGTGCTCGATGCGTAAGCGAATCCTTGCAGTTTCAAGTATCAACTGACACCTCCCGCGATAACAACGTATTCATGAAATGTTCGCGCGCCGAGAAACCAGCCACTGTGCGTCTCGATCGCGGCCGCGGCGAATACCGTATTCGTCGTGCCGCTGCCGACATTGCTCTGCGCGATAATGGTCAGTGTGCCGGACTTCACCAGCGTCGCGTGATGGTTGGCCACAAACGCCTGGGCAGCCTGTGCCGTTGCGTGCGTGCGCTCCACCCTGAACGCAATCGTGTGCAGGGAATTTCCGCGGGCGAACGGTACAATCGCGGCCGCCCGAACAACCGGCTCGGCCTGCACAACTTCCCGCCCGTCGATTTTAAACGACTCCACACTCTCCGCACCGCCGGGCGCGAGTTCTGATGCTCCCAGGGTAATCTTCATTTTTTTACACCAGGCTGAACAGCCACAGAACTTGGGGAGCAGCGCCGGTGAACCGGTGCGCGGTGACGAAGGTCAGCTCGCCGTTGCGGTTGGTCACGTCGCCGTAGGCAAGCGATCCCGTATCAATTCCCGCCTGGTAGATCGTCGCTGTTTTCGGCGTCTCTACGCCGAGCTCCGTGAAAACCAGGTTCTGATTGTTCTTCGCCAGGCTTTGACCAGGCAGCACCGCGGTCGCGCCCTGCAGCTTCATGAGGTCGTAGATATCGGCCTCGGTGAGATTACCCGGCTTTAACTTCGCCTTCACGCGCAAGGACTTCAGGTAGATGTCGACGGCGCCGAAGGCGTCCATCTTTTTAATTTCTACCTGAGGCTCGATCGTGATTTCAGCAGGCCCCTCGAAGTGAATATCGATTCCGCCAAAGGCCGCCTTCCAACGGCGCGACGGCGCGCTGAACGTGCCGGCATACGTGAGGCTGAGCGCATTATCCGTTACGGCGTTAAACGCATCGGCAGCGTCGAGGTCCGCGTTGTCCTTCTGCAGCGCGGTGATCATCGCGTCGCCGTTGATCGTGACCGATGTGCCGAGCCGAATGGTGGCCGGCTTGGTCAGTGCCCAGCGTGAGTAGGCGATATTTTTGCCGGCGCCGGTCTGCACCTGCAGCGCGGCCGCCTGCATGATGCTCTTGCCGATGTCCGCGACGCCGTAGGTGGGGACGCAGCATTTGTTGAAACCAACCGCATCGCCGGCCGGAGTAAACGAAAGCTCCATGTGCTGGCTCTTCAGCCGGGGGTCGTACTCCCCCGCGAGACTGGTTTTAGCCGCCCAGGTCTCGCGCACAATCTTTTCGTTTATGTCGCCCTCGGTGATCACGTCCACGACGGGATCGCCGGGAAAGCGGATAATAGCCGGGCCGGCGATGAGATCAGGTGAATCGAATACTCCAGTGGTCATAGCGTTACTCCTTGCGTTTGGTTTTGAAATTGAAAGCGGGTTTTAAAGTACAGCTCGTAGTAAACGGCGCCCTTCCATGGGAGCCGTTTGAATGCGGGGTCATCCATTTCGAGAGGCGCAGCCGCCTGGTCGGGTTTGAACAAATGCAGATTTGACATCAGATACTCGATCATGGGTTTGATGCGCGGCTTGCCCTCATGAAGTGTTGGGCTGGACCAGACGCCGACGACAACGCCAACGTTTTTAAGAACCGGCCCCGGCACGTTTCCCGCCGGGTCCTTGCCCATGACGATGGTCACGAAGATAAAAAGGCCAAGGCCCTTGCCGAGACCGCCCGCGATTTGTGAAAGCAGATCGCCTTCGTCCTCGCTCTGAACCGGCACCTCGTGCGTCCGGATCAGCGGCAGCCGGCGAATCTGCGCGGCGATAGAGTCCTGCGCCGCCTGCATTTTACTTTTTGGCAAAAACATCACTTCGGTCATTCCAGTCCCATCCCTTCAAAATAATCTTCCAGCGCTTCGTCGATCGCCTCGTGCATAACCTCATCCGCCGGCATCGCGTGCGGGTCCTTGAATATCTTGAGCGGTGGATCCATGAGCCAGTACTGCACCTCCGGGTCCTCCGGCGTGCCGGTGGCCAGCGCGGCGCGCAGTTGGCCGTCGTGCCGATAGTGAAATAAAAACAGGTCCGCAATCACGCCTTCGCGGGGCGATCCGGCTTGATAGGCCCGATCCGTTTCTGGAACCGCCAGCTTGGAGGCTCCCCGCTTCGGATAAATATCTCCGCCGTACACCTTCATATTGAAGGCCGGATCGTGAATCGTGATGACGGCCTCGCTGCCGGTGATCTCACTCGGACCGGTTACCGCGGCCAGGCCGGCCCAGAAATGCTTGCGGGAAAAGCCGCGGCGGTTCGGGCTATCATCATCGCGCTCCTGGAAGTGATCCTGCATCACGCGCTCGCCGGCCGCGCTCGCGACTTCAAGAATATCCGTCTGCGCCTGCAGCGCCGCATTCAGGCGCTCGGCGTCATAGCTGACCGCATCCGTCGTTAAGATATCCACGACGATCATGCAGCCCTCCGCCAGATCAATTTACTGCCGCGGGTTTCCACCAGGCTGCCGAACAGATCGATGATCGTCTCGACGAGATCGTCGCCCATGTCCGAAATATCCGCCTCGTAACCGTCGTTGAAACCTTGTTCCTCGGGTATTTCAGGCGACGTGAAATCCTGCTCAATGACGCCCAGCGCAATCGCCTCGCGTCGCGATACGTCGCGCAGTCCCATGCCGCTGCCATAATCAAACGGAGGCCACGGCGTGCCGAAGCGGGAAATTTTCGTCCATATCTCATCGCCTTTGAGCGCGATCATGCGGCCGTCGTAAAGCTGGCCTCTGTTCTCCTCCCAAATTTCCGACCATGGTCGAGCCTGGCCCTTTGGAATAATTCGCCGCACCAGCTCCTGCGCCGGGAAGGCGACACGGATCCCGCGGCCCTGGTCGCGCTTCCATTTCGCGTAGCCCTGGGCGCTGCGTGTCTGCATGTCGTAAATAAGGCGCAGCCGGCGGGCGCTGGCCACGTCGGTCAGTCCGCCGGTGCCGTCGCTGATGCCGCGATCGAGTGCGCGCTCTCGCATATCGCCGACGAAGGACGAGCGGGTCACAAACGCCTCGCCCTGGGCCACGGCCTCTTTGCGCAGCGCGACCGCATCCGCGAGCTTGCCCTGGACCTCGCTCATCCACCGCGCGTCCTCGACGCCGGCTGCGATCAGCGAGCGCGTGTAAATCTCCGCGGGAATCTTTTCGATGTCGGCGGACCGCAGCGCCGTCGGCACAACGGACTTGCCTTCGATCTTGTCGGCCAGGGCGGCGGCCGACTCTGATGCTATGGCGCGCAGCTTCATGATTCCAATCCCGCCAGGTGATTGATAATGCGCAGCAGCGCTTCTTTTCTTTTCTTCGTACCGGCAACCCACGCCTGCCGGGCCATTGTCTCGTAAACGTCAGCCGGCGCCGGCTGCTTGAGGTGATCGGCCTCCGCGGTTTCCACGAAGCGCAGCGATGCGGTTAATTCACCGATCGCCAGGGCAGCATCTCCGGACTGCAGCTTCATACAGCCACCCCCGGTATCGGCGCATAATGCCAGGACAAGTCATTCGCCCGCGCGGCGCCGCGGCGCCAGACACCGCGACCGCCGTACTGCACCGACTTCCAAATCGAATATGCCAACGGCATCGGATCGCCCGCATCCAGGCAATCGTAATAGAGCTCCTCGTTTGCATCGGAGAACGACAGCCCGATCAGATCCCGCAGCGAAAAGCAGCCATCGTGTTTGATGTAACGGTGCAGCCGCTTGCTCAGCGGATGCCCGGCCAGCGGCCACGCCAGACGCGGCACCGATCCACCGTCCGTGACAAAACCGTGCACCACGCCATCGATCCATTTCTTTTCGAGCAGCACCGGATCGCGGTGCCGGAAGTGCAGCATCAGCGACTGGTCCACGATGTAGTCGCGGCCGTCGAGCCAGACGAGGCGTATGGGAGTCGGGCGGCGCATATCAGAACTTGAACCCTTTCTCGCGCATGATTCGGTGATGTTCGTCAGCGGATTTGATTCCGCGGCTCGATAAAATTGCGTGGCCCATCTCGTGCTCCGCCTCGATAAACGTGAAATCCGGGTATAAGCCCACGTGCCTGCCGATCGTCGTACCGCCATGAATGCCCAGGACACCGACCGCGCGCGGCTTTTGCCAGAACGACACGACTACGCCGCTGCCGGCATATTGTATTCCGAGTTTCTTCTCCGCCGACGCCATCGCTGCGTTCAGTTCCGCATGGTGCGACGGCGCGATAATATTCCCGACGCGTGGTTGCGACGGTTTGCTCGAGGAGCAGCCGAATGCCGTGGCAATAATTAAAATGAGCGCGATGTTAATTTTCATAGTGTTGCGTCTTTCCCTGGGATAACCATAAAGTGCGTCGGAAGATTGTGGTCGACATCGGTCTCAATGAGATAACCAGGCCAAACCCACCAGCCGCCAGACTCCGCGTCGTACTGGGTGATGTCGTACTTTTCATGATTCCATGTAACAACAATGTGCTCATTCGTTTTCGGCGCGTCCTTAAAGGGCTTCCAGATTTTTTCCATCACATGCCAATATCGCGCGGCAGCCAAACGCGCTCGGGTTTCCCGACCGGGAGATAGCGGATATCCAGGCGCTGTCCGCCCTGGGCTTCCGGCTTCAGCCAGGAGCAAGTGTGATTCGGCGGAAAGTGCACGCGGTTCTTTCCCGTCGGATCGCACAAGTCCGCGAATACGCTCATCGCGTCGCCGGAGTGAGAGTGAGAAAACTTCAGCAGGTGGCCGTTTGAATATTTAATCACATACGAGACCTTGTCCGGTATCGATGCCGGCGCGCCGTTGTCGTCGTAGCGGCCTTTTAAATCCGTTCGCACCACAGAGCCATCATCACGCTTCACGTCGATGTATGTTATTCTGGAGTGAACGGTGCATTTAACATACACGGGCTGCGCGCCGCCGGCGCGGAAGCTCGTGTCGCCGGTCGCGAACTCGTAAAGCTCGACATGGCCAGGCCAGCGAGCCAGCGCATTTTTCACGAAGAAATTAGGAATATATCCGGATTCATATTGCACCAGACGATTGCCGCCCTTGGTCGGCACTTCCCAGGATATTTGTCGCCCAGGATAAAGGAGTACATTGTCCGGCACGTCCTGCAGCGCGAGGTTCAGGATCGGAAACGACGCGACGGGCGGCACGGCGTTCGTCTCGGTGGCATCGGGGGCATCCGGCTTTTGTTCCTTCTTCGCCGCGTATTCCTCGATCGCTCGGTCCACGAGTTCATCCACATCCGCGATGACCTCCGTCCAATCGATCTGCGATGATCCGGGCAGGCTCGCGCAGCCGGAAAGGGCGGCGCATACAAACAAGCTGATAAATATATTTCTCATGGGTTCCTCACTTTTTCAGGTTTACGTTTTCAGCGCCCTGGGCGCGGATAGAAGGCGACACGCCCTCGCTTAGGTTTTCGGTTCGGACATCGCCAAATTTCACATCACCCGGCGTGTAGACGCGGATGAGCGTGGACTTGTAGTGCAACCCGGAACATCCGGACACCGCCAGCGCCGCCAGCAGCGCCACAGTAAAAAACGGCAGGCGATTCGCCTTGCTGCTTGTGTAACGCCGGCGGAACCGCCACTTCACCAAAAGAAAATCAATCAGCGCCATGAGCAGGAATATCACCGCGACAACGGCGATCATCAGTATTATGGAGTAGAGATTATTCATGTTACAGTCCTCTTAATTTTTCTCTGGTGGCCTTCCGCCTGGAGCTGCTTGCCAGCTCGATTCCCCCGGACGGTTGTACTTCCGCATTTACAGCGTCATCCGCATCGCTGATCGGAAACTTCTCGGTGCCGGCGATATCGAGATCGCGATACGCCTGCTTTATCATTTCTTTTTGCTCATCGGTCAGACTGAGGCCGATCGACAGCCGCACCGTCATCGCTTCGATGATGAGCATGGCCGCCTGTGTTTTGAGTTCCGGCGGTACCGCGTTCGAAGTTGCAGAAATTCGAACGCGGCCGCTGACTCGGTTGCGAACATAGGCGGCCCGGTCCGGCATCAACCGCGCGAAAGGAGAACTCTGCCCCGTTCCGAGCGCCGCGCTCTGCAGCGCGGTCAGCTGCGCGGCCACCAGGTAGTCGCGCAAGTGATCTTCGGTGATGACAATCCAGGCCGCCATTAGTTATTCCTCTCGACCAACGGCGTGAGCCGTTCCGCTGATATTGGTCGGTGCGCTGAAGCGCAAACCATCACCACGAAACAGTCTGATGACATTGGTTCCGGTGTTTAGCCGACGATCGTTTGCCGCGATGATCTTCGTCCCGACCAGGTTGGTCAGAAGGCCGATCTCCTGGGTGATGGTGTAAATGGTCGTCGTTGCGGCTGCGCCTGGCAGAACCAGGTGGTCCAGCACAAACGACGGGTATGAGGGCGAACTGTCGGGCTCGTACTCAAAAAAACCGGCGCCATTCACGATTTCGATATCCTTCTTCACCGGCTGCCCGGCGAACAAGGGCACGGCGATGAGCGCCGCGAGAGTCATTACAATAAGTGATTTCATCTTTATTTCTCCTGTTTCGGTTTTCCATCGGCTGGAACGCGGGCACCCGCCCGGTTCCAACCGTTGGAAGTTGATTAGCTGATGGTGAGTGACCGCACGCCGAGCGTGCTCGTGACCACGGTCTGCGAATAATGCTCGACGGTGAGGTCGACCAGTTTCGCCGACACCTCGTGACGGTAGACGCGGAAGTCTCCGTCGCCCGCGGGGGTGACGAACCGCTTGATGTTGCTCGCATCCTCCGTCGTCATGTTCTGCTCGGCGAAGAACATGAGGACCTTGTTGGATGCCAAAGCATCCTTCGTGGTCCTCGTGGCCTGCCAACGAGTTTTCAGGCGGCGCACTTCATCGACACCGAAGAGCCCGGAGAGCTCCTTCTCTCCAAGCCCAGCGGAGGCGAAACCTCCTGCCGAGTTCTGGGCGCGGTGAGACAGGGCACGTTTGTCCCAGGCCACATCACCGACACCGATACGCACCGGGCGGATGCCGGCGGCGTCGCTGGCAAGTGTGAGCTGGGTAATGATGTCCATGTCCGGGTCCTTGCCATCGGAAGTGTCCCAGGTCTTGGCCACGTTCGTGGCAACCGCCAGCAGGGCCGTGGCGGCACGACGCACTTCGATGCGGCGGAGACGACGCAGAAGCCGTGCGATTTGAGTTTCCTCATACATATCGCCGTAGACTTCGTCCGCATCGATCCGGACGGTGAGGCCCTTGTTGAGGGTCTTGCCGAGCTCCATGCCGCCGGAGTACCGGACCTGCTTGAAGTCAGCGCCGATCGCGCGAATGTCGGAATCGTCCGACTCGGCGTAGAACGCCTCCGCGTTGCTGGCCATGCGATACTCGAACCGTCGGACTGCCGGCACGCGCGGCGCGAGGAATTCGAGCTCCGCTTCCAGATCGGCACCATCCCGCCAGCCGACGGCATATGCCGTCAGCCCTTCGGAAAAGTGGGCCGTACCGAACCGCGATTCGTTGGCGAGATATATCACGCCAACACGATTATTGCTTCCGACATCCGCCGGAAGGCGCTCCTGGGGAGGAAGCGCAATGAGAGCACTGGATTTTTTCATAATGATGATTTCCTTGTGATGGTTTTTATTCGACTTAGCCGGACACGACCTGTGACTCGGCGATCTTGTGAGCGATCTCCGCTTCGTCTCCCGCGGCCAAGCCGCCGGAAATGACACGGCCCACGCCGTAGTAAGTGCCGGCCACAGCACTCAGCTTGCTGGCCTGACCTTCGGCCGCGGTGAACACGTCGTCGCCTGGGGCGACGGCTTCGGTTACGGTTACCAGCGAGGTGCCGGTGGACGAGCCGAGGATTTCGACTTCGATGATGTCGCCAATGGCGGCGTCATCTTTCGCGATGTACAGCGGCTTGTCGTTCGCTCCACAGGGAACGATTGAATTGGCCGCCGTGCCTTTTTTGAGCAGCTGATATTTTACAATAACTGCTTCAGCCTGGCGGCTGGTCCGACCCGTCGGACTTACGCCCTCTGCGACGTTCGCAAAGGGAATGAGTTTGTTTTTCTTTTTCATGGTTTTTCTCTCTCTCTCTCCTTTCCCTCTGGTTTAGGTTGCGAGGGCAAATAGTTCCTTGTTTTTGAGGTTGCGTTTCACGGCCGCGTAGGCGGCATCGCGATCGCCGTTATGTTTCGGCAGCTCTTCGTTCACCAGGTCGATGATCTTCTGAGCCTTCGTGCGCCCGTCGCTGTCGCGGCGGCCGAGTGCGTCGGTTCGTGATTGCGTTTTCATTTCCGGCTTCTCATTCGCCAGCGCGATGACGTTCTTGTCAAAGTCTTCCGCCAGCTTCTTTTCCCATGCGGCTTTCGTCGCGGGGGTCGCCCGGCCCTGGGCGAGAGCGAAATCAATCAGCACACCGGCGTGCGCCTTGCGCTCGTTGGCGAGCTTGACTTCGGTTTCAGTCTTGGCGGTATCCGCTGCGGCCTTTTCATTCGCCAGCGCGGTTTTTTCTGTTTCGAGGCCCTCGGCCTTACCCTCGGCATCCTCGGCGCGTTTTTTCAACGCAATGAGCGCTTCTTTGACCTGAGCATCGGTTGCGGCCGCGTCCAGGTTCAGAAACGCGATCAGTTCTTCGCGGTTCATACTATTCTCCTGTTTGTTACCCGCAGCCGATTCATTCGGCAGACGGAAGTCATAGATTTTCGGTTTATTGGTGAGGCCGACGCTGTCCATCAGGATGGGCCGGCAAATGAGCGTGCCGTTTTCCTCTCCCACCACGGCGCCGCGCCAGTAGGGCGAGAACCACTTGAAGGCTCCCTTGCGCGGCTGCTCGTTCCACATGGGGTGCAGGAGCAGGCATTTTCCCTCCGTATCAACCTCGGCCTTGGAAAAATGGCCGTAGGCGCCTTTGTCCGGATACTGAGATGCAAATTCCGGCACGTCCGGATGCCCGACATAAATGGGAACGTCCTTGCCCTCCGCCGCTCTCGCATTCACGAACTCCGCCAGTTCGCGGGCGGACACTTCATCCAGGCGCTGCAGGACCGATCGCTGCCGTCCGCGGTACTCTTTCGTTTCGCCGTAGGGGTAATCGCGGAACGGAAGGACAAACGGCTTATCCGTTTCCACGGAAAAGCCCGGCGCGATGCACGCGAGTGCCAAAATTTCACCGGCAGCGGCCGTCGTCTGCTCGTTTGCCAATTGCAACGATTGCAACGCCATTGCAAACTGGAGATCGGGTCCCCGCCCCCGTCTTGGGGCGCGGGAGCCCGCCAAGCCCGTAGAACTCATTTTAAACGTCCTCATGACTTTGTTCCCTTCGTTTCCTTTTGCCCAATCTCTCCGAGCGCCGCCGCCAGCATCTGATCGCCCAGGGCAAGGGCGTCCGTGGCCGCCAATTCCGGCAGCCGGGAAGGCATGCTCTGAATGATCTTCTCCGCCGCCGCGATAAACGCCTGTTCGTCCTTGGCCTCCGCTCCGGCCTTCTCAATTTCCGCCAGCACATCTTCCAGAACCTCTTTGCGCTTGGCCGTCACGGCCGCGACTGGATCGCCCGTCTCATTCGCCAGGCCAAGCCCAGGCTGCGAGTAGCCGGCCGCTGCCGGCGTCATGGCATCATCGGCCGTCGCGGCCTCAGCCCGCCCATAACGGGCCAGCGAGTCGCGCTTGGAAAGTTTCGTGCCGTGTTTGATGAGATGCTCGTCGACCTTGATGTCGCGGTCGGTCGTGTCCTGGCTCGGCTGCTGCAGCCGGAAGTAGGCCAGCGGCACATCGTCTCCCAGGGCAAACTTGATAACGAACCGGTCAACCTGCTCATTGAGCGTCTCGGTGATGATCTCGCAGTTATCGGCGTCGAGCAGCACGGACTCCTCGCCCTGCAGGCTGGCGCCGGTGCCGTCGCCCTTGCCGCTTGAAATACTGGAGAGGTCACCGCCGCGCCCGAGCGCTGCAATTGCCCGGTCCATGCGCTCGACCAACGGTGGATAGGGCAGCGTCCCGGAAGTGGACAAGTCAATTTTGTCCAGTCGATCGTCGAGCCCGGACACCATCGACCAGTCAATCGCGAATTGACGAACCGCCTCGACCAGCGCGGTCCACTCCGGCGAATCTTTCTTCGCGTTCGTCTTCGCGTGCAGGCCGGGCGTCCCGTTCCGCTCCGAGTAGACGAGCCAGTCGTTCAGCGCCAATTTTTTAAATGCGGCCGCGACCGCGCAGGCAATGCCCACGCCTTCACCGACCGTGACCATCCATTCGCCGTCCGGCATCTCAACGCCGTCAACCGCCCCGTCACTCTGGAGGAAGCGCAGCCGTCCGGTTGTGGCCTCGAAAAACCAGAGCGGGCAAAAAACAAATTCCGCGGTCAGCTTCCCGTCGGGTAAAATTTTCCAGATGATTTCATGGGCCGCGTACAGCTTGCCGAAGCTGTCCATCATCTGACGGACGAGCATCTTTACGCCGCCGCGCTGATTGCGCATCAGCGCGTGCGTCGTCCTCAGGTGAGCGTAAAAATCGGTCAACACCTCACGGTGTTTTTCGGCCCTGGCGTTTTCCTCCTCGCCTTCGACTATGACAATGTCATAGCCGTTCCTGGCGACGGACTTCTTCGCCTTCGAAAAAACGACCTTCGTCATGTCGTCGCGGTTTTCCAGCGCCTCCATGATCATGGCCAGGTCCTTCAAACGACCGGCCTCAAAATCCTCAATTTGTCGGGCCAACCGTTCCGGCTCGAAATTCCGCATCGGATTAAAACGCGAGCGCTTCGCCTGGACAACTCGCTCCGGGGAAATAAAGCTTTCCTTCTTTTTTTGCTTTGACGGCCGTGCCTTCATACCGTGGCCCCCCGCCTACTCGACCTCGTCGGACGGAACCCGCGGCTCACCGCCTGCATGTGGTGTTCCGTCGATACCGCACTTCCGCCCACCGTCTCCGCCAGCGCCCCATACGTCGCGCTCAGGAGGAAATGGTTTTCGATTCCGTCCACGAAATGGGAAACGCCGCGGTCGCCGATTTCCTTGCGGGATCCCGCCATGAAATGTTTTTCCAACAGCTCCACCACGAGCGGGCTGCCCGGAACTTTTTGCGGCAGGCGGAGCGACGGCACCGTGCGCAGCTTCCCGTCCACCACATCGACCACATCCTCCGCCGCGGTCAGCAGTTCGTTGATCACCCGCTGAATCGACTCGTCGCGGTTGCATTGAATCACCGGGTACATTTTGCCGTCCTGGGTGATCCCCAGTTTGTGCCGGATGCCCTGGCCATCCTTCAGCGAGAATTCCACCGCGGCGCAGCGCAGTCCCGACCACTGCTGCAGGTCGCCGCGCCAGATCAAACCGTTCGGGAAATAAATCGTCGCCTTCTCCGGGTCCGGAAGTTTCGGAAAATCGAAATCCAAGAGCCCGTTCAATATGTAGCAAAGGTCCCGCGCGAGCTCGCGCTCCGCGCCGATGTCGATGAACAGACAGGCCACCCCGAGCGTGTGGCACAAAATCGGAATGCGCTCACGGCAGCGCTCCGTGGAGAGCTGCTCCGCCCAGGACAAGCGCTTGTCTGTGCGCCCGAGCACATCACGCGCCGTGAACCAGCAGCGGTCGCCGGTGTCGAGCCCCGCGAAAATCTTCGCACCGGTCCGCGGCGTCAGCGAAAGATCAAACGCGTCGACCGTGCGTGCCCGCTCCATGATCGCCGGTTCGAGTTTCTGCAGCGTGGACTTCGGAATCGCCATGCGGTCGCAGCGGAAAGAACGCATCGCCTCCGGATCACGCACCGCGCTCGTGCACCAATCAAAAACCATCTGCTTCAGCGCGATCGCCGTTGTGCACATCTGCGAGATGCGAATAGAGAGCTTGCGCTCCTTGATCCGGTCCGGACGCCGCGGCACATAATCGATCGCGTCCGCATCAAGTTTGCAACCGCACTGCACGCAGCCGTAATAGTAATGGCCGTCGTGATCGAATTCCGCCATCGCCAGGTCAGAACCTGCCTGCCGGAAATCACCGGTAAACGTCATCTGCGGATCGCTGCGCTTTGCCACACCATCCATCGCCAGGCGAACGATACCCGGCCAGTCCTCCTCCGGCTGATGATCATGTTTGCATTCCGGACACGTCGCGATACCGACGAACTGCGAGCCCTCCTCGAATTCCTTCTGCTGCCCCGCCCCGAAAATGCGCTGCGTGCCGATTGAAAAACGGAGGCGGAAATCCGAGGATGACATACGGCCGGGGAGAAACTTCGCGATGCGGTCCGGGATATCGTCCTTTTCATCCTCGATAATCACATCCATTGAAAACGATGTGGGAATTTTGCCCATGCCGCGCATGTAGCCGATCCCGGTGCGCACGCCGTCGGTCACCATGAATGCACCCTTGCGGTTCACGGCCTTGCCGGAGTCGTTCAGCATTTTCCCGATCTGCGTCATCTCCGCAAACCAGGGAGCGACATCGATCACCTCCGGCCGCAGCTTCGTATCTACGATTCCCTGGACAAGCTCATCGTCAGGGAGATAGTAACCAACGCGCAGAAACTTAATCGCCGTCAGATAGGCCATGAGCCACAGCGCGATGATCGTCTTTCCAAATTGCGCGCCGCCGCAGATAGCAAGGGAACCATCGGTGAGTGGTACTCCCGTATGTGAACCCAGCAGATCATCGATCAAATCCGCGGCGACGCTCAATGGTTTGCGGCCGGCGAACGTATACGGCACGATACCGATCTTCGTCACGACGCGGGCCGCCTTTTCTAAAAACTCACGGAACGAGGAAACCTTCGGCGTCTCAACCGCCGGCGCAGAAGCCTGGTTAAACTTCGCATCCATCGAATCAATGGCGCTTCGTCCGCCCTTGGATGCTGAGCGTTGGCTGTTGGATGTTGAATGTTGTGTCTTCATACGGCGGCCTCCGCCGCTCCGCGCACCACATCGCGGAATTTGAAGAACAACTGCTCCGCCTCTTGATTCCCGCGGATATCCACGAACAACGCATCCAGGGCTTTTTCCTGCTGCGTCTTCAACGACTCCCGGAACTTCTCCATATCCAGCGCGATCCGCGCCTTCGTCAGTTCGGCCTGATCCATGCCGCCGACGATGTTCATGATCGTTTCAATGGTCTTGATGTCCACGCCCTGCATTCCTGCATCAAAAGCGATATGCATAAGCTGCGCCTTCAGCGCCTTGGCAATATCCGGTACACGCTCCGCCAGCTTGGCCCCAAACTGATCCGCATTCCGTGCCGACCGCAAAATACGCTCGCGGTTCAGTTGCTCGGTGTACTCCCGCCAGAACTTCGAAAGCGCCCGCGTCGAGACATCCAGTGAAAACTTTTCGAGCACTATTTTTTTAACATCAACCAGGCTGGCACCCGGAACACGCATCAGAAGATAGAGCTGGTCCGCCTGGTCTTCCGACAAAGCCTCCAACTTTTTATCTGATCTTGGTTTTTTATCCGTGTTCATCCGCGTTTATCCGTGGTTACTTTTCCGGCTTCTTCCCCAGGGATTTTATTTTTTCGATATCGCCGGCGTCGGCCACCTGCAACAGCAGCGCAAAGATCACGGCGGCCGCCGCGATAAAGGAAGCCAGAACCTGCAGCACCGCAGATGCCACGATCACTAGCAGCACAATCACGATCACCGCGGCAGCCAGAACAACGCAGCCCGCGGCAGCCCGCCCAACAAATCCAAATATTCCAGTTAATATTTTCATGTCGTCCCTTCGCTTCCTTCCGCTCAATGTCCGGTTTCTTGTTTGAACCAGACCTCACCGCTCGGTGAAATAGCTACGCGCACCACATCGTCATCGCGCGCCATGATTATTCGTTTCTCGCGGTCAAGCTCCTCCACAAGTTCCCGCGTCTCGCTCTCAAACGGTGCCGGGCGCGCTGTTAGGATTAGCTCGTTGTGCAATTCATCGGTGCGCAACGTGTAGCCGGTGTCTTTGACGTTCATGAGTATCCGCAGAATGGCGACCTTCAATTTTCGCTTACGGTTCAAGATGCGTCCTCCTCGGTTGGAAGCTGAATGTCGATTTTTTCGCGGGCGGCAATTACACCAATGAGTTTAGCGAGTGGCCCGACCATATTGCGTAACCTCTTGTCGACCTTCTCCACCTTCAGGCTCAGCGCAGTCAGGCGGCGATCAAGTTCCGGGGCGGTAATCAGGCGCTCATTTTCTGGATCGGCCCGCTGCATCATTTTTGCCGTGAGGTTTTGCCAAAGAGAAAATCCCTGGTTAAGACCGACGATGATAAAAGACGCGCAGCCGATCCAAACCAGCAAATCGCTTGCATTCGGTTCCATCAGCGCACCCCCCCAAGGGGTGCCGGCGGCCAACCGAAGTCGAAAGGAAAAGTAACTCCTTCGGCGGCCGCCGGCGTGGGGGTGCCCGTTAGGGCGGGGTATTTCAAAATCACTTGTAGGCCTCCAATTCCATCAGGAAGCGAGAGAGGTAATTGCGCAGCGCCCGGCGGCGCTCTGAATGAACCGGCATTTGAATATCGCCGGAGGAAGGATAAAAACGAAGGACGAGCACCCCACCAATGTGAATGTGCGCGTCCTCCTGAAGGTCACTAATACATGGGGATTTATGACGGGGCGAGTTTACATGACACCCTCCATTACCGTAGGATTTCTTTACACTGTCGGCTTTTTTAACACCGTCGGCATTTTTTACACTTCGCATTGAGCCGCACAACTAACACGGCCCGACCCTCGCGCGAAGCACACCACCAGCGGAACAAACAAAACCAGCAAAACCGACAAAACAAAAAAGCCCCGCGGAATTACCCGCGGGGCTTTATCATAATATTATTTCAGACCAGCCTCACCCACTCGTATCAGCGGGCGGGCCGCCGCGCGTCTGGTTCGGCCCACACAGCTTTAGCCATTCGGCGCGTGTTTGTGAATTAAACCAAGCTTCTTTAGTTTCACCGGGGATCAAACCGTCAGCCGAGAGGCTGTCTATTAAATCTGTGGCGGATTTTAGCGCACGTTTAAGCATCACCGCATTCCACTTGTCGCCGCCGATAACTTCGCCTACCAATCCATTCGCGGCGAGGCCGTTGTCTGTCATCTCTGGTCTGTTGTCGCTCATGGCTTAGTTTCCTTCGTTTCCTTTTGTTCAATTAATCTGCCTTCATCCGCTCGCTTCACCAACACATCAAGCGCCGCAGCCATCCGCTTCGTCGCGTCCCTCTGCTGGCGAGTAAATCGATATATGCCGGCCATCCATTTGAGCGAAATGAAACCGGCAAGCAGCGACGCGATCTCTATCGCGCCGGCCTTCGACTCTCCCAAAATAACCGTCACAAAAAGTCCACAGCCCAGGACGAGGCTCATCCACGCGAATACTTCCAGAACGTTATCTGTATACATCGGCCAGTCATCACCATCGGCGGCCGTCCGCCTTTTTATTTTCTTCGCGGCCTGTTCCGGCCTCGCCTTCAATTCGGGAGCCGCCGTAAATCGCACGGTTGGAAACGGCACCCAACTGTGACCGCACAGGCACTCGGCCTCCTGCCCCGATTCAACCTCGATGCTGGCGCCGGTTTTACAACGTGGACAAACTATATTCATGATTAACCCCGCGAGTGAATCTACCGCGATAGATTCACTTTTTCTTTCCATATCCTGGCCGTGCTTCTCTCGTAATCGGTATCGTCATGTACCCGTCGTGTTTAATTTTCTGGATATAATCAATGGTCGCCTGGCGAACGATCGCAGCCTTTTTAATTCCCGAGCTGTTGGCAATCTCGGTGAGTTGCTCCTCAATTTCATCGTCGAATCGAATGCTGACGCTGGCCTTTTTCATGTCCAATGTGTAGCGCGTTTGTAGCGCAACCTCAACCGTAAAAAAATAAAGATTGACGTTGTAGCGCAATGCACTACATTTACCACCAATGAAAGCAAATCGACTTCACAAGCCATCCAACATCAGGTTTCATCCCGCTGTCACTGGCGATCTGAATCTTCTGTCGAAGAGATTCGGCGTTACCAAAAGTGATCTGGTGCGTAATGCCGTGAAGGAAAAAATAGCCGAGTGGCACAAAAGCGACAGTGTTGTGTTTAAGGGTGCCGCCAATGGCTGAAGTTGCGTCATCCATCGACATGGTCGAAATGCTTATGCGCCGGCTTCCGCCTGGCGACACGGTCACAATCCCTGATGTTGTTGTCGCGTGGAACAAAGACCGCACCGTCGTCGATGGGTGGGTCAGGACCGGCGAAGTTGACGCCATCGATTTAGGCGGCGGGAATTGCGAGTACTGGGAGATCAGCAAAGTTTCCCTCCGTGTATTTCTAAATCGCCGCTCCGCCGGCATCCGCGCCCCCGCCGAGCGCCGCCTCGAAAATCGGCAGCTCAATCTCTTTGACTCACCAATGAAAGGAAAAACCAAATGAGCAAACTACCCGTACCCAAATCGCGCGAGGAAATGGAAGACCTCGTGCGCGACATCTGCGTTCAGCAGGTTAGATGCGACGGAATTAAAAACGAAATGAAGTCCGCATTATTGTATATCGGCGAACAATACGAGGACCAGATTACCGCAAACGAATTACGGCTGAAAGCCATGATGAAGTGTGCAAAAAAATGGGCGGATAAAAACATCGGGGTGAACGCCTCGTCTCGCTCAATCATCATGGTGGCCGGAACCGTTGGCTATCGCAAGGGCAACCCGTTCCTCAAACCGGCCAAGGGCTATACCTGGGACCGCATTCTCGGCGTTCTCGAAGCCGCGTTTAAAAAATATGTCCGCGTCAAAAAAGAGCCGAACAAAGAACTGCTGCTGGAAGACTGGAAGAAAATTTCCGACTCGGACAAAAAGCAGATGGGCATCGAGCAGGATCAGAAGGATTCGTTTTTTGTAGATGGCAACACCAAAGAGGTGGCCTCATGATCTCCCTCGCCTTCATCACCGGCGCCCTCATCGGCGCCCTGCTCGTCAGCGCCTGGAAGATCGACGCAGCCAACGGCAACACCAAGTGGGTGGGGCGCTTTCTCCGAAAGCGCACAGTGCATCTCTTCAACCGCGACGGAACCATGAACAAGGCCGGCTTTCGCGCGCTCTCCAGGGTAACCATGTTCGACGAGGAAACTCCAGCGGGAGGGCGAGGCTCCCGCCGAGCCGCTGGGACAACCGTAGCCGCGCCACGCCCGCTGGATCACCAGCACTACTCCCTAATCGGAGGCATCCTTCAATGATCACCGCCAAAGACTCCGTCATCGCGATCTCCGAGCGCGAACTGGATGATTCCGCGGGCATGGTCGAGATTCAAGCGGTCATCATCTGCGACAAACAAACAGCAGATAAAATCAAGCTGGCCCTGACCCTTGATCTTCACAAGCTGGGCATCAGCTATGTGCCACAGTCGGTCTATAAAATGATAATTGATAGGGCCGCGTCGTGATCGCCAAGCGCCCGCGGCACGGATTCGGAGCCACCCGAACGCGCTGCTATGTCCGCTTACGCGGCAGAATTATCCGTCTCATCATCGTGACAGATTACAGCGTCTGTGATGCGGACGGGACGCCTCCACGATCCTTCATCAAGCGACTTGATCATCGCCGCTGGCCGCGCGGGCACCACTTGTATCGCGGAAACTATACACAAAAATTTATTGCGTGGGTGGATTTGCTAAGTCCGGGCCAATGGTACGAACAGGCATAACCGTTAAAAATACCCTTATGAAAATCCAAAATCCAAAATCTAAAATCCAAAATCCTCCTGACCCCGTCACCGCCCCGACCGACAGCGACAAGATCATGTCCACCGCCATCACCGTCCGCCCCGGCGTCCAGGTAGAAGCCAAAATCATCGCCGGCCAGCTCACCGACCAGTACGAAAAGGCCGTGGGAGGACTGATCGAGCAGGTTAAGTTCGGCGCAATGCTCCTCCAAATAGAGCCTGGAATGAATCTATCGCGAAAGATTCACTCTGGTCCGGGTAGTTATGACGGTTCGCTCAAACAGTGGATGCACCAAAACTGCCCGCGCGTACACTACGGGACCGCCATGAGCTTTAAAACCTGTGCGGAGAAGGTAAGGTCGGAGCTGCAAATAGGCAAGAGCACCGATATGGCTATGCTGCTCGGCGCTGCAGCGGACGCACTAAACCCAAAGCAAAAACGGGTCCGCGCCAGCATCGAAAAATTTATTGCCGGAAAATCCAAGCGCCAGTTACTGCTTGGGTTTGATGTTGGTGTCCACGAGCGCAAATTCCCCGGCGGCTACCCGGCGCTTAACACCTGGCTGAAAAAGAACTACCCGGACTTGTGCGGGCAAAATCTTTCCGTGGACGAGCTCCCGGAAAATGTGCGCGATGAATTTCTCGCCTGGAACAAGGAGCACGGCCCCAAGCCGCCGAGCGGCCACGCCCACCAAAAACGCCTCGCGGAGGAAAAGTGGTTCAACCACATGGCCAACCTCCAAAAGTTCATGGACAAAAAGATCTTAGTTTTTCTCGACCGGATCGACCTCGAAAATTACGCGGACGCGCTGACGGAAGCCGGCAAAACGCTGAAGGAGATTCTTAAGAAATGAGCGCCATCATCGATTATACGACTGAGGACCTCGAACTGATTGCCGGCCTCCCCGACGCAGAGAAGGAGCGCATCGGCATTTTGAAGGACCTGCTGCAGCGCGTAATCGATGCGCCGAGCCGCCGCACGGAGATACGTATGATCGAGCGGGAACTCGACACCCGCGGGTTTGACGAGAAGTCGATCTATCGCGCCCTCGATGTTTGGGAAACCACCGGCAGCCTGTTCGAGCTGGCCCGCAAAAAGTACAAGGACATTGTTCGCGAAATAAAAGAACTCACCCCCGAGGAGCGTGACCTCTTCCGCACGTACATCATGGCGAACCAGCGCGGCAAGCTGCGCCCGGCCCACAAGGTGCTCATGCGCGACCTGCGCAACGGAAAGGTATTCCCAGGCATCGGCTCATGGAAGGATTTATATCGTCGTGACTTTTGCCGCCGCCCGCCCGATCAATTCCCCAAGCAGTACATCCCGAAGGGCTGGAGCTATTCGACGTTTCTGACCTGCAAGCTGACGCCCTTCCAGGTGAAGGCCATCACCATCGGGCTGCAGTCCGCCAAACAACATGCGCCGATGGTTTTTCCCACGCGCGTCGGGCTTGAAGTCGGCCAGTTTCAAACCGCCGACGATTTGTGGCACGACTGTGATATCAACCTTCTCGGCATCAATGACCGTTCCATGCGGCCGCTCGAGTATAACTTCATGGATATTTTCAGCGCGAAGAAATTCGCCTACGGTCTCAAGCCGATGGAGTGGGACCAGGAAGCCGGCAAGCGCCGCACCCTGAACCGCCGCGACTTTCTTTTTCTGTTTTGCCACGTGCTGACGGAATACGGGTACCGGCCGGCCGGGACAACGTTTTCGTTCGAGCTCGGCGCGGCCAATCTGACGAACAATAAAATTTTAGATATTATCGGCCGTGCGACAAACCACGCCATCACCTTTCACCACGGCGGAATCGATCGCAAGGCATCGGTTCCCGGACTATTCGACGCGCCGGCAAAAGGCAACCCGCGCGTGAAGGCGCTTCTGGAGTCGCACCACAACATGATGCATAACGCGACGGCCCACCTTCCCGCGCGCATCGGCAAGGACCGCGATCACCGCCCGGAAGAGTATTCCGGCCGCAGCGCCTACAACCGCGCCATGATTAAAGCCATCCAGGCCCTGCCGGCCGATCTCGTGGAGCAACTACGCTGGCCCGTTCCGCTCTTCAACACCTACTCGCTCGCCATCGATCAAATCTATCGCGAGATCGAGGACCGCATTGACCACGACATTGAAGGGTTCGAGGCCGCGCGCCTGGTCACGTGGGAGTATCGGCTGTCCGATGGTCCGGAGTGGACGCCCTGCGAATTTTATTACGCGGCCACGCCGGAAGAGCGCGCGGCGATCGACATGGTCATCCGCAACAATCCGGCACGCATGAATCCCCGTAAAATGTCGCCGGCGGAAGTGTACGACCAGGGCCGCGCCAAGCTCAAAAGAATTCCTCACTACGTCGTGCCTATGCTGCTCGCCGCAGCGGACGAAGATTATGCACGCCCGGTCAAGGTGGACAAATCCGGGTACATCATGTTCGACGATCGGGAGCTTCACACCGACCAGGTCATATTCAAGGCCGACCTGATCAAGAACAACGGCGTCATCGCACCGCTCACGCCTGGCATGGAGTTTCTGTCTTACATTAACCCGTTCGACACCCGCTATCTCTACCTATCACTTCCCGGCAAAGACAAGGGCGCATTCGTCGGACTCTGCCGGCGGCAGGAAGTTGTCAGCCCCGCGAACCGTGAGGCAGTTAAGCACGCCCAGGCCGAGCAGCGGAAAGAAACCCTGCGCCTGCTCAAACCGCTGGAAAAACTCGGCGCACAAATAGGCCGCGACGCATACGCCGACGACAAGCACAACGCCGAAATTTACAAACTCGCACACGCCGCCGTCGACTTCACCAAGCGCCCGGTCGACGAGTATGCCGGCATCAGCGTGGTCGATGAATTGAATAGTTGATTTTTCACCGGGAGGGCGAGCCTCCCGGCGAGCCGCAACAAACGAAAGGAAAAACATGAGCGACAAGTTGGTAAAAACAAAAAGGGCCATTCTGCCCAGGCCGGTACCGGCGGAGCGCCGCTGGATCATTACGCGCCTAGAGGAAATCCGTGGGCTGCTGGGATTGCCCGATGAGCAATTCGCACGGCAGCATCTGGACCGATCCTACACGGTCTGGTTCCGGGTCAAGCAGAACAACTACACCGGGAACGTCGCCAGCGTCCTGGACGCCTACGAGCGGAACATCCGCATTCTGGAAGACATGCTCGCCGTCCGCGCCCTGGCCGCGCCGAAAGTAACGCTGGATGATATTTTCACCACGCGAACGGTGCAGGCCGTATTCAACGCCGTCACCGCCGCGATGGAACGCACCGACAACAAAAAGCTGGTGTTCGTTCTGGCCCACCACGGCCAGGGGAAAAGCACGATCTGCGAACTGGTCAGGAATAAGTTCGGCGCCCACGTCGCGTTTGCTACCCAGTCATGGAGCCAGAGCTATTTCGCCGGCTGCGCCGCCGTGAATAACATCCTCGGCGATTCCGGCCCCTGGCGTGGAACCTACGAAGTGGAAAACGCACTGTGGAAAAACCTGAGCGAGCGCTGCAAGGTTCTTTGCATCGATAACGCGAATACGTTCGGCCCGCACACCTGCAACATGGTGCGCGACGCGCTCGACATCACCGGACGGCCGATCGTGATCTTTTCCCTCCCGCACTTTTTTGACAAGCTGCGGAACGATGCCCACTGGCAATCGGCACAGATGATTCGCCGCGCCGTCGTGATTGAGGCCAAGGACATTATTCCGGAAGAGGCCGCGCACATTCTACGTAACTGCGGGCTCAACGGCTCCGGAATGGACGCCGCCCAACGCGTCACCGTCGCTGCTAACAAATTCGCGCACTACGGCTTCGTCCACGCCGTCCGCGAATACCTGCAGGAGAAATATCCGAGCGGCGCCACTATTGACCAGGTCAACAAAGCAATCAGCTACGTCACCGTCTCATTCCGCCAGCACAAACAATACGAAGGCCGCGGCGGAAACAAGGAGGCCCGCAAGTGAAAGTCATAAAACCCGGCCACGCCTACCAGCTCGAAGACGGCAACATGACCAAGCTCGTGTTCCGTCATCATGACCCACGCCTGGATATCACGATCAACGGCTGCAGAAGCTGCGACATCCTCGAAGCCATGATCCACCGACACGCCCACCTCAACCAGGGCGATGGATACTGCATGGAGAACATAGATATCCTCCACGGCCTCTACCAGGCGCTAAACGCCGCCAAAGCCCGCCATACCCGTGTAACACGGGAGCGGGAAAAGAAGAACGCGCCCGAGCCCGACGATATAACACTCATCGTTCATATTCATGGGCGCACCCTCGTCGCCGCCAGCGCCTATGCTGAAAACCGTAAAGACCTGTGGGAGAAGGGCGAGGCTCCCGCCGAGCCGCGCGCGGCGCCCGCCAAACCGTGGCCTCTCGGAATAAATCCAATAATGGACCGGCACATAGCAACGTTCGGTCTTGATCACTGGTCGTGTACCTCCCCAATGGGTAACGACAAATGGATGCGCCGGGACGGAATGGGTGCACTGATTCCTGGCTTCGCTATTTACACCGATGTCCTGAGACAGTTGGACAAGTCTATCCCTATGACAGGAGGCGCCAAATGACTAAACAGGATCGAGTATACAAGCGTAAAGAAATGTTGATATCGCTGTCGTGTCGCGCTCATAGCGTGACCTCCAAGTCCTTACTTTGGCTAGAGCCGCGAACACCTCAGTTCCTTCATAATGTAATCTATCGCATATATTGGCGCATCGACGACTGGGCATCCTGTCTTTTTTTATATGCATACGAGGGAAGTCTTACGGAAATTGATCATGCTTGGAACCATAGTGGTGAGCACTGGTTAAATAATTTTCAACGTCTCGTTGCCAATGAACGAATTTTACCACCATGGAAATCTTCGCTTCCTTCGTTTCCTTCTGTTCAATAAAAATCATGACCACCGCCACCACAACCCGCCTTCCCGACTGCGGCACGCTCGTCAACGAGTGGACATGGAAAACACCCGCCATGCGCCGCATGACGCTTGCCGTCTGCCGTCTCGCACTGGACCGCGGAACTGGCGGCGAATTTTCCGCGCTCGACTTATCCGCGCACGGCGCCGACGAGCACGGCGGTACCGGGATCGCCGGCTCGGTGTTCCGTCAGCTCGCCGACGCCGGCATTCTCGCGCCAGTCGGCACGTTTGCCGGCGGAGAGTTTTTTCAGAAGCGCGTCAGGAACGCCGGCGGAAACCCCATAGGCGTATGGTGCCTCAAACATCCTGGCCTCGCCCGCGCCCTCATCGGCCGCCACGACAAGCCATTGCCCAAGCCCGAGCAGATCGAATTATTCAGGATGCCAAGGGAGTACCCATGAACGCCCCCCGCACCAACCCTCACATTATCGCCTGCCGGCGCAAGCTCCGCTACTCCGACGAAGTCAGCGCCCGCGCCGCCGCCTCCGTGATCTGCGAGCGGCATGAGCTGGTATCCGTAGGCATCTACCGTTGCAAAGTCTGCAGCGGCTGGCACGTCTCCACAAACCGCCGCTCACGCCGCTGGAGCGTCACCGCCGGTCAGACCGTTATTCCGCTTGGAGGTAAACAATGAGCACCTGCAAAATTCACAACGAACGCCACGTCGAGTTCTGCGACACCATGTGCGACCTCGTCGCCCGCCGCGTCATCATCCGGAACCCCGAATCAAAATTCTACAACAGCCACGAGCACTTCTTCTCCCTCGTAACCTGGGACCGCCCACCATCAAAAACAATTCCAATAAATTTCTGCCCATTCTGCGGCGGAAGCCTGCGGGAGGATGGTTCGCCATGATTAAGCGACCATTAAACCCGATGTTTTCTGCTGCCGTCCTCGAAGGCATTAAGACAACCACGATACGCGACAAGGCATGGCCAATAGGAAAAACGATCATGCTCTACAACTGGTCTGATGAAGCCTACCGATCAAGGCAGGTTGATGTTGCGGTGGTGATTGTGACAAAGGTTTTGCCTATTGAAATCCACCATCGAAGCGACGGCGGAATGTTTTACGCCTGCGATTTTAGCGGGGCTCGATTGCTGCACGAGACAGAAGGGTTTGGTTCTCGCGCCGAAATGGATGTGTGGTTCAGGCAGGCGATCAAGCCGGGACGCACGGTAACAAAAAAGCTGATGCGATTCCGTTTGGCGAACACCAATTTGAATTGCGACGCTTCGGCGTCAATTCCAAAGACTGGTTCGGGAAATGGAGAATAA